TTTAACAATAATGCAGATAATTATTTTCATGGCTGGGATTCTATTGTTAACTATTTAGATCAAGAGAAAAATAAGGCGAATTTTACAATAAAGGATTGTAAAAGGTTGGCGGGACATAGCGAAAAAAGCGGTTGCCATTGGTTTGACAAAAGTCAATGGATGATGCCAACTGAAGAAACCTACAACTCTTGGAAAAATTATTGCGCTAAAAATAATATTAATGCTTTTGAAAAACCATATTTAGAAATAAAAAAAGAATATGAAAAAATAAAGTACGGCCATGATGAATACAAAAATAGTTTTTACTCAACCCGCGCCTACTTTAATAACACGCACGATAATTTTAATAACGTTTGGAAGTTTGAAAGACATTTAAGGCAAGGAGATGAAGGAGGTCACGCAACACCTAAGCCAATACCTTTATGCGAAAGGGCAATAAAATCAAGCTGCCCTGATAAGGGTTTAATTTTAGATATGTTTCTTGGTTCAGGGTCTACAATGGTAGCAAGCCACCAACTAAATCGCAAGTGCTACGGGATTGAACTAGACCCAAAGTATTGCCAAGTCATTGTAGACAGAATGCGTAAATTAGACCCAGCTTTAGTCATTAAGAAAAACGGAGTAACTTTGTAATATGGCACGACCAAAATCAACAATCGACTGGATTGAAATGGGACGACTTGTCCAAGCTGGATGCACAGGAGTCCAATGCGCTGCTTATTTAGGCATTGACGAGGAGACATTTTACAACCGCTGCAAGGATGACCTCGCAATGGGTTTTACCGAGTTTTTACGGCAAAATAGAAGCAAGGGCGATGCGTTGCTACTTGCAAAGCAATATGAGTCAGCTTTAAAGGATAAAGACCGTGGTATGCTTATATGGCTAGGTAAACAAAGACTTGGCCAGCGTGATAAGTTTGACCATGACCATACAACCAAAGGCGACAAGATAACGCCACCAATCGAGTGGATTCAATCCGAATCATAGACAAATACAAACCTTTATTTTTAGAGGTGCCTAAAACCCGTTATTTTTTAATGACTGGCGGTCGCGGTAGTGGTAAGTCTTGGACGCTTTCAATGTTTCTTTTAAATCTTACTTACCAGGATGGCCACGTTATCCTCTTTACCCGTTGGACTTTAACGTCGGCGTTTATTTCCATTATCCCTGAATTCATTGACAAAATCGAGTTAATGAATAAGTTGGACGATTTCGAAATAACACAGTCCGAAATTATAAACAAGGCAACTGGATCAAAGATTTTATTTCGTGGCATTAAGACCAGCCAAGGGACGGCAACGGCTAATTTAAAGTCAATTGCTGGCGTTACTACTTTTATTCTTGACGAGTCCGAGGAGTTAATGGACGAGGATGTATTTGACCGCATCGACTTATCGATTAGAGCAATTAACAAACCCAACCGCGTTATCCTGGTAATGAATCCGTCGTATAAAAGCCATTGGATTTATGGGCGTTTTGTGAAGGTAACGCGCGACGATACTAGCTACATTCATACAACCTATTTAGACAATGAACAGAATTTAAGCCAGTCATTTATTGACCAGGCAAAGCGCGTTGAGCAAGAAAACCTCCATCGTTACGAGCATTTATTTTTGGGCAAATGGCTAGACGATGCCGAGGGATTGCTTTGGAATCGACCAATTATTGAACGCGCAAGGGTAAGCGCCAAACCTGACTTGTCGCGCATTGTGGTTGCTATTGATCCAGCAACAACCGCCTTAATGAATAGCGACGAAACTGGTATAATTGTTTGCGGTACGGATGCCAACGGCAAGGGATATGTACTCGAGGATTTAAGCGGCAAATATTCACCAACTGAATGGGCAACCGTTTCATTGCAAGCGTTTAAAAATTGGAATGCTGATTGCATAGTTGCAGAAAAAAACCAAGGCGGCGACATGGTCGAAAGCGTTTTGAGGTCGCAAAATACGACCGCAAGAATTAAGCTTGTAACGGCAACAAAAGGTAAGTATGTCAGGGCCGAGCCAATATATTCGCTTTATGAGCAACACAAAATTTTCCACGTTGGTAGTTTCCCAATACTGGAAAATCAAATGGTTACCTTTGAGCCTGACAAAGGCAAATCGCCTGACCGCGTCGATGCAATGGTTTGGGGATTTACTGAATTAATGGTTAGTGGCCAAGAATTTTGGCACGTTTAGAATATTGAATCATTTTTTTATTTTATTACCCTATTTTTACAAAAAAGAAAACGGAATGAATTATATCGACAGAATTAAAGCCGCGCTAGGCTTTAACCAAAAAGATTCCACCTATTTAAACGCGGTTTTTCCTTATTTGGGTAATAATGTTATTTGGACCGCCCCAACAACGCAAAATTTTATTGAGAAAGGTTTATATCTTAATTCTGACCTTTACGCCATTATAAACCTAATCATCAACAAGGTAAGCACGGCGCCAATTGTGGTCTATGAGGTAAAGGACCAAAAGGCATTGAAGTACTATAAAAGTATGTCGGGCAGCTTTGAAAATTCAGGCGCTAAATTTCAAGCTCAGCAATTTAAAGAAAGGGCATTGGAAGAGGTTAGCATTCCTGAATTGGACCGACTATTTAAAAAGCCAAATGAGTTCCAAACGTGGGACAACCTTTTAAAAGAAATTGCCGCATTTCGTCTAATAACTGGCAACGCTTACATTTATGGCGCTAGACGTGGTGAACAACCAAACGCGCCAATCATTGCGTTGTATTCTTTGCCCGCGCAATACATGGAAATCATTTCGGGCGGTTTAAATCAGCCTATTAAGGAATATCGATTGACGTATAATGGTTACGAGCGAATAAGCGCTCACAACGTTGGACACCTAAAAAATATTAATTTAAGTTACACAGCTGGCACGGCTAACCACCTTTACGGCGCATCACCTTTGCGCTCTGCGGTCCGCGATCTAACCACTTCAAACGATGGAAAGCAAGCGCTTTTATCTATGCTTCAAAACATGGGAGCGCGTGGAATACTTACAGGCGATGGAACGGTAAACATTACGCGAGAGCAAGCGCAAGGTCTTAAAGAGGATTATAAATCCAATTACCAAGGCGCCAACCGCGCTGGCGACGTAATTATAACGCCAGCCAAATTGAGTTGGGTGCAAATGGGAATGAATGCCGTTGATATGTCAATCATTGACACGCAAAAAATAATTTTAAGGTCGTTGTGCCGCGTTTATGGCGTCGATGCTAAGTTACTAGGCGACACAGAGGCAAGCACGTTTAACAATACTGAAACGGCTTACAAGGCGCTAATTAATAACGTTGTCCGTCCGTTGCATATTGAAATCCGAGACGTGCTTAACAACTGGCTTTTGGAATCGTACGGTAATAAAAATCTATTCTTGGATTTCGATTACATGGCTTACCCTGAAATGCAAGACGACATGGACAAGCTTGTAAACCAATTGTCGGCGGCTTGGTGGTTGACTCCAAACGAAAAGCGCGCGGCCATGAATTACGGCGAGTATGAAAATACTTTGATGGAACAACCATTTATTCCCCAGGGCCTAATGACTTTGGCCGAGTTCCAAGCGTCAGAGATTGACAACATAGACAATATGGGAGACTATGCCCCAGCCAACTAAAAAGGATTTAGCACTTGCAAAGCAATTGGACGCATTGCAAAGGCGTTATGAAAGGCGATACGAAAAGCAAATATTTACCGCTCTTAAAAAGCAAATGCAACCTTATTTGGATGCAATTAAACAAGCCGACGGAAATATTAACCGCTTTGATTTAATAACGCCAGCGCCTTTGGCTGACACCTTGGAAAGCCTTTACGTTGTAGCTGGCACGGCTTACGCCGAAGCAATGTATAACGCAATCCAACCGCCAACAAAAGCAACTAAAGAAGCGTTACGCGCTGGCTGGCGTGACTTTATGCGTTTGTTTGCAGTTAGGAACTTGCCTAAAACGTTAATAGGTATTAGCGACACAAGCCAAAAGATAATTCGAGCCATTGTACTTGCTGGATTAAACGAGGGCCTTGGCGCGCTAGAAATAGCCACAAACATACAACAAAGCATTTCTTTAATATTTAGAAATCGTGCCAAGTTAATTGCCAGGACTGAAATGGTTATTGCAACCAACGTTGCTGCAATGGAATCGTCAAAGTCTTCAGATTTTATGTACGAAAAGAAATGGATTCCAGCGACCGACAACCGCACGCGTCCTGACCATGCAGAAATGAGGGCAAAGCCTTGGATTCCTTTTAATCAAGACTTTGTTGTTGGAGGTTATGACATGGCGCAACCAGGGGACAGTTCAAAAAATGCGCCAGCAGAACAAATATGTAATTGCAGATGCAAGGTTGTTTTTAGAATTATGCGAGACGTTGACGGTTTACCTATGCGTAAATGATTGCTTACGTTATCAACTTAGATCATCGCAAAGACAAATGGCGCGCGTCAATGCAAGAATTGGCACCGCACTTTAATTTGGAAAGGGTAAGCGCAATTAAAAACGAATGGGGTTGGCTTGGATTGTGGCAAACCTTTAAAAAGATTTTTCAAGAATGCGAGGGCGATGTTTTGATTTTTGAAGACGACGCAACTTACCGAGGCTGGGCGACCAGTTTACAAAATGCAATCAATGACTTACCCGGAGGCTGGGATATGTTAATGCTTGGCGCCAATATTAAAGACTCAAGACTTGACCGGGTAAGCAAGGGATTGGTTCGCACCTATGGATCGTGGACAACTCATGGCATTTTGTACTCGTATCGATTTGCAAAAGAAATGGCCCAGTTAGATTTGGATATTCCAATTGACGAATATTTCAGGACAAAAGTCCACCCAAAAGGTAACTCATATATTTGCGTACCTTTTTTATCTTATCAGCGACCAAGCGAAAGTGACATTGAAGGCGTTTATAAAAATTATACAAGTATCTTTGACGATAGCGAGGCAAAAGCAATGCATTTTATTAACCAATAATTTATTGGTTTGCATTTTTTTTCAACCTTTTTATTTTTACAAAAAAAGACGCAATGATTTACAAGAATTTAAGCGAGGGAATAATTGAAGACGTCGACGACGTTAAAGGAATCGTTACGGGATATTTTTCCGCGTTTAACAATATTGATTCTGACGGCGACGTTATCGTTTCAGGCGCTTACAAAAAGACAGTTGCAGAGAATGGACCAATGGGCCGAAATAGAATAATGCACTTGCTCCAGCACAATCCTTTGATGCCATTGGCTAAGCCTATGGAGTTAATGGAAGACGCGAAAGGTTTGCGTTTTACTTCAAAGATTACAGAAACTAGCTACGGAAAGGACGTAATAAAGCTTTACAAAGAAGGCGTTTTTAACGAGCATAGCGTAGGGTTTGAAATTGTAAAGAGCGACAATAAGGCTGGTTATCGGGAAATAAGAGAGATTAAACTTTGGGAAGGCTCTACCGTTACCTGGGGAGCCAATCCAAACACGCCGATTGAATCAATGAAAGGCTGGGATAAGCCAAAGACCGAGGACATGATTGCCAAGTTTTGTGGAATTCTTAGAAACGGCAACCTTACCGACGAGTCAATGATCCAGTTAGAAATCGGATTAAAGCAAATTCAAGAACATTTAAAGGCATTGAACACTAAATCAGTTTTGGCCGTAGAATCCGACGCAAGTCAATTCACCACCGTACAAGACCCGACTTTGTCAATGGCTTTAGAGTTCGAATATATACCTAAACTCAAAAAATTTATCTAAAACAAAATGGAAGCAATTAAATCACAATTAGATTCAGTACTTGCGAAATTGGAAGGCAACGAGGCGTTGATTTCCGACGTAAAGGCTATGAAAGAAGCTGGCGAAGAATTCAGAAAAAACCTTTCTGCCGAAACCGCTAAGTTAAACGAGAAAGCTGACGCCCTCCAGGCTCAACTTGACGGCGTAGATGCACGCACCCAGGCTAGTTTTTCTAAATCTGCAAAAGGTTACTCTTTTTCTAGCGAACTAGAGAAAGCTTTTAACTCTGACGCATTCGGAAACTACAAAAGCGGGAACGCTAATAAAGTAAAGTTGGACCTTGAATTGAAAGGCTCTGACATGACAGTTGGAAACGCTTATACTGGCGAAGTTATCCCAGCGGACAGAGTTCCTGATTTAAAGTTTGTTCCTAACCGTAAGGTTAACGTTCGTCAGTTGTTGCCAGTTGGACAGACTAGCTCAAACCTTATCCGTTTCGTACGCGAGTCAGCTTACGACAACGCAGCGGCTCCAACCGCGCAAGGTTCCGCAAAACCGCAATCCGACTTCGATTTGACCGCGGTAGATCGTAGCATCCGTACAATCCCAACTTTCATGCGATTGACAAAAGAGATGTTGGACGACACCCCTGGCTTAATTGCTTACCTTTCTAGCCGTGCGCCTAGCAAATTGTTGAACGTAGAAGATACCCAACTTTTGTACGGAAATGGAAGCGGTCAAAACTTGAACGGTTTTGCAACTGACGGATCGGCTTGGACAACTGTTTCTTTTGGAGCATCTGTTAACAGATTTGACGTTTTGGCTGCTGCGGTAGTTCAAACTACTAAGAACGAGTACGCACCAAACGCAATTATGATTAACCCAACGGATTACCTTAAATTAGTATCTACTAAGGAAACCGCTGGAGCTTATATTTTGCCTTCTTATGTCACTATGACTGGCGGACAAATGTTTATAATGGGCGTTCCAGTTTACGCAATCAATGGCGTTGTTGTTGGCGATTTCTTTGTTGGAGACTTTGCACTAGGTTCCCAATTGTTCGTTCGTCAGGGAGTTACTTTGGAGTTTTTCGAGCAAGACGCTGACAACGTAACTAAGAACTTTGTAACAGTTAGAGTTGAGGAAAGAATTGCACTTGCAGTTTACACAACTCAATCAATTGTTTACGGAACATTTGCAGCGGCTTTGGCTAACGGTTCAGCATCATAAGTAAAATAGGTGTTTGTTTATAAAAGGGTCGCCAAATATTGGCGGCCTTTTTTTATTTATCTAAAAATCAATACCTTTCAAAGAATCAAAAATAAAAAACATGAATATCGTTTTTTTTGTACACGCGTGGGCGGGAACGCATAACTCAGGCGCCGAGTGGACCGTTCAACATTACGCCAAATATTTTCACGAAAAAGGATGCAACGTTGAAGTCATTTTACCTGAAAGCCAAATTTATCCCGACGGCGAAAAGTTTGCTTTTATAAAGTTTATTACTGGTTATTATTCAAACGATTTTTTTCTAGCCTTACAAAATGCGAGCGTAATATTTACCCATTTAGATAATACAGGCGTTGCAATTAATTGGGCAAGACATTTTAAAAAGCAATTGATTTTTTTAAGCCATAACGATTCCGATTATAGAAACGTCCGTTTTAAACAACAAAATATTCACGTTGTTTACAACAATAAGGCAAACGAAAAAAACGTACAAAACGGGCCTTACCCAAATGCGTCAATTGTTTGCAAACCGCCAATTTTTCCCGAGGATGTAAAGTACAACCGCAAGCATGGGCAATACATTACCCTTATTAATTGCAACGAGAACAAAGGCGGACATATATTAATTGAATTGGCAAAACGATTGCCTAAGCGCAAATTTCTTGGCGTACTTGGAAGCTACGGCGAGCAAATCATGGACGACACGTTAAAAAATTTAAAGTATGTAGCCCAAACGCCTGACGTCCATTTGATTTATGGCAAAACAAACATTGTGCTTGTGCCCTCATTTTATGAGTCCTACGGGCGCGTTGGTTTGGAGGCGGCAATTAATCGGCTGCCAGTTATTTGCACGCCTACGGATGGTTTAAAGGAATGTCTTGGAGCCGCTGGCCTTTACTTTGATCGTAACGACATAGAAGGCATGGCTGCAAAGATTGAGGAATTGATGAGCGACGAAATTTTATACGACTTTCACCAAAACATTATGCGCAACCTTGCAGAGGAACGCCTAAAATACCAAGACCAAGAACTAGAAAGATTCTTTAATTTTATCGTTGACAAAGCAAAAAAACAATACAATGAGTGATTTATTATATAGTCCAAGCAATGGCAGTTTTACTGGTTATTCAATCCAGTTTGCCGACGTAGCGCCAGTTACCGAGCCAATTACATTGGCAGAGGCAAAAGAATACGCTAGAATCGACGGAGCTGCCGAGGACACCCTAATTACTAGCCTTATAAAAGTCGCGCGCTTACATTGTGAGTCGTACATGGGTAAGGCAATTATTCGCAAGACAGTTACGATTGAATCGTTTGGATTTCCTTACCAATGGCAAATTCCTTACGGTCCTTTGCTTGCTGCTGGGGATGTTACTAAGGTTGTAACGCTAGATCAAAACAATGCTGAGACGGCTTTAAATTACCAGCTAAACGTTGGATTATTTCCAAAGATTAACATTATAGGAGGCGCACAATCTTATAAGTTTAAAATGGTTTATACGGCTGGATTTACAACGGTTCCCGAGGACATAAAGCTTGCAGTTAAAATGATGGTTAATACCTTGTATGAAAGACGAGAAGATTTTAGCGACTTACAGGCTATTCCATCGCCTTTGGGAGTAAAGGCAATCTTAATGCCTTATAAGACTTATAACTGGTTTGGCGCGTGAGGACTAATAAACAAATTAAGGCTGGCGATTTACGCGAGCGAATCCAATTCTTAAATCCAAATTTATTTGGGGACGGATATGGCGGTTTTTATTCGCAGATGAGCGTAACCTACATTTGCTGGGCAAAGGTTACAAATCTTAGCGGTGCGCGTCAAAATAGCGAGGACCAAATGGTTATTAAAAACCAATGGGAGGTAATTATTCGCGACAATCCTTTGGTTACAATTACCAAGTCAATGCATATTAATTACGGCGGTCGAGTCCTGGTAATTAGCGAAATAATTGACGTTAACGAATACGACCGAATGCTTAAATTTATTGCAATCCAACGAGACTAAAATGCTAAGCATTGAATTTAACAAGCAAAGCCTTAACACGTTTTATAAGTATTTAAAAAACTTAGAGGACGACGTTGCCGACTATGTACGGGCAGAGGTTGAGGATTCAATACTGGCAATTGAAAGCGAGGCTGCAAGCAATGTGGCCGTTGATACGGGCGCGTTAAAAAATAGTATTCAATCAACGCCAATTAAAGTAAGTAAAAACGAAATTACTGGAGGCGTGGAGGTTGGCGCTAATTACGCGGCTTATGTCGAGTTTGGAACTGGTACCAGGGTAAAGGTCCCAAGCGAGTTAAGCGATTTCGCGGCCCAATTTAAAGGCGACGGAATAAAAGAAGTAAACTTACCAGCAAGGCCGTTTTTTTATCCTGAAGTTTTTAAACAACGTACGGAATTGCCAAAAAATATTGAGCGCACCTTAAAAAAATTACTTGCTAAATGAGAAATATAAAACCATTTATTCGAAAGGCTTATTGGACGGCTTTAAATAATACAATTACTTACAAAGGTGCGCCTGTACCTTGTTACGATACTTTTGCGCCTGACACGGCGGTTTTTCCTTACATTTTAATCGGAAACCAAACGCAAGAAGACGACAAAGACAACCAGGAATATAATTACATTACCACAATTACTTTGGACGTTGTAACGGCTGGTATTGCGCCATACGGACGCATTGACGCTGATCTAATCGCCGACTCTATTTTGCAAATCGTTTGCCTTTATCCCGAAAATTATTTGGCGCTCCAGGTTGGCAAAATTGTTACGGCAAAGCTTGTTCAACAAACTAGCCTTTCAAGTATTACCGACACAAACATTGTGCATCGTGAAATAATGACAATTGAGAACTGGATAAATGGCTAAAGTTAACGGCTCCGCTTTATTTGTAACGGTTGGACTTAATCAAGTTGCCAAATCAACCGCTTACGAGTTGTCCGCTGAAATGGGACAACTTGATAGAACAAGCAACGAATCGGGCTTTTTTGCTGACCATATTTCCAAGCTTGCCTCCTGGTCCCTATCTAGCGAGTCCTTATACATTCAAGACGGCTTTTCCTTTGGCGATTTATTCAACGCTTACGTTAATCGTGAGCGCGTTTATTTGTCAGCTGGGCAAGAAGACAATTTAACGTTTATTGGCTTGGCTATGATTGAATCGTTGAGCCAGTCGGCGCCTATGGAAAATGTTGCAACTATTTCGGCAACCTTTAAAGGTGTTGGCGGACTTTATCCAACAATTTTACCAGCGGAACGCTTTATTATTGACGAATTATTCGAAATAATTATAGATCAAGACGGTAACTTTTTGGTCTACACTTAAAATTTATTGTTTTGCAATTATTCAAAGTCCTTTTATTTTTAAAAAAAATTAGAATTTAACCTAACACAAATATGGCAACTGCTGGCAAATTTAACGGCACCCTTTTAAACGTTTACCTTAACAACGTAATGATTGGATGCGCAACCTCTTCAGAATTATCCGTAAACGTTGACCTTGCGGATGCAACTTGCAAAGACGATGGCGGATGGGCCGACCATATCGCTGGATTGCGTGATTGGTCAGTTTCTACTGACGGATTGGTTGCATTTGACGACACAAACAACGTTGGCGACATTTACACGCTTTTGAGCGGTCGTACTGTTGTGGCGTTGAAGTTTACCACCAACGTAACTGGAGACCTTGTATTTTACGGAAACGCTAGCGTTGCATCAATCAGCGTATCAGCTGAAATGGAGGCCGCGGTTAC